CGGATAGTACAGGTTGGCCCGGACCACCGGCTTCTTGTCCTCGTGCACCTGCCACGACTTCAGGGCGTACTTCGCACGGAGCGGGTCCTCCTCGTCGTACACCATGATCACGTTGTGTGGGCTGTTCACCCGCATGTCGATGGTTTTGCGAGGCTTGCCGCCGCCCTTGCCGTCGACGATCTCGCCCGGCCAGTTGAGCAGGTACGCCTCGCCGTAGCGGGAGGCCAGCTTGAACAGCCGCTTCTCCTCGGCGTCGGATTCGTTGTCCTTGCGCAGCTGGGCGATCGCCCGGTTGGCCGTTTTGACGGCGGGCGCCTCCTGCGTCTGCGGCGTCCCGGCGATGTCCTCGTTCTCTTCGGCCGGTCCGGCGACCACACCGGACACCCGCAGCCGGGAGGCCATCCGTTTGACCGGGATGGCGGCGTAGTTAAAGTCGTTGATGTCTTCGATGCCGGAACGTTCGAGGATCTCGCGCACCCGTTCGGACGCCCACACCATGCCGATCTCGCCGTCGAAGTACTCGTCGGCCTCCTCGTACACCTCGCGCTTCTCTTTGAGCTGCTCCAGGCCGTCGAGAATGTCCTGTACGGAACGCTGCAGCGGGTCGTCCTCGCCGGGCTGGACGGCTTCGCGCAGCAGCTGGGCCAGCTTCGGCTTCGGGGCGAGCGCGCTGCGGCCGCCGTTGCTGCCGTAGCTTCGCGGCTGACCTGGCATTGTGACGCTCCGTGAGATCGGTCACCGTACGCGATCGCGCACCGTAGTCACCGCAGATGGTAGCCGATCACGGACGCACTGCGGTAGCGCCTACTTATGGCGCCTGCCGATGCTCGGGTACTTGCGACGCACCGCTTTGCGCACCGCCTTCTTCTGCGCCGGGGTGCCGTACTGGGCCACCCGGGACAACGCATTACGGGCGTGGGCCTTGTCGTGGATCGGGTACTTGCGGGACTTCGGGAGCGCGAACGACGACCGCTTGAGCCGCTTCCGCGCCTTCGCACGCAACCTGGCCATGCGTCCAGCGTAAGGCGAAAAGCGTTACGCGAGCAGTGCCGCCGGGTCCACACCCTGGGTGAGTTTGGCGATCGCGGCCTGGGCGTCCGCCTCAGAGGGGAACGTCCCGGCGTTCAGTTCGACGTTCGACCCGGCCTTGATCGTCCATGATGAACCGCTGCCGCTGGCCACCACATTCGCGCCGGTGTTGATGTTGATGTAGTTACCATCGCTCCGCTTCATCCACATGACAGCAACGCTACTTCGCCAGCCCACCCTGCGTCTGTCCCGGGTGGCAGCGCCACAACCAGGTACGCACCGGCAGGTGCACGAACTTCGCCCCCTGGTCGAGCATGGCCAGCCACACATCCCATTCGTGGCCGTGCACACCCCGGAAGCCGCCGACGGCACGGATCAGCTCCGTCCTGACCAGCACCGGCACCGGGATGTAGTTGCCCATGCGCAGCAGCCGGGGGTCGAACGTCTTGCCCTCCCGCCAGGCGTGCGGGTCGAATACGTCCGGTTTGTCGTACCATGGGTATACGAGGTCGGCGCCGGTACGCTCGGCCTTGCCGAGCAGTTTCTCCAGGTGCGGCGGGTACATAAGGTCGTCGGAGTCGAAGAACGCCGACCACTCGGCGGTGACCGCCGCCAAGCCCTTGTTCCGGGTGCCGCCGCAGCCGCCGGTGCCGTCGTCGTAGGCCACGATCAGCTGGTCGGGCAGCCGGGTCTGCGCGTTGACACTGTCCAGGGCCTCGGCGAGCAAGCCGTTACGGGCACGTTCGGCGTGGCACGGGATGACCACGGCCACGGTGGCGGCACTCACAACTCGCCGGTGTCCTCATGGTCGAACGGGGCGTGCGCCCGGCCCGGCCCATCCGGCCAGCGCACCGGTTCGATCAGGATGAGCAACGGCCGGGTGTCGATCTTCGGCTTGGCCCGGCCGATGCCGCGCCGCTCGATCAGGGCGGCCACGTAGTGGCGGTCCCGGCCGAGAGTTGACCCGATGACATGCAGGCTCGCCCCGGCGGTCAGCATCTTGGCGACCAGTTTGACCTGTCCGGCCTCCTGCTCGGCCTGGTCGCGGCGCGGCAGGCGGGGCCGCCGGTAGCCGGGCATGCCCGCGAGGGTTCTCACCATCAGGTCACCTCTGCCTGAGTGTTGTGTTCTTGCGTGGTGGACGGGGTTTGAGCAGATATAGCGTGCCGGTGCTGTTGGCGTCGAGCAGATCATCGTATTCGATCTTGGGGTAGGCGGTCTGCGCGTCCTCCAGGACACCGAACGGCCGGGCGTGGGTGACCCGGAACCGCTGGTACAGGTCGAGGCTGCGGGCGATGCGGATCTCTTTCGGGACCGACGAGTGGAACGTGATCAGCCGGACCCCCGGCGGGAGATCGGCGAACGTCTCGTTCCACAGTTCCCCGCCCTGGTTGGTCTCCACCACCACCGCCCGGATGGCCGGACGGATCGCGATCAGGCCGACCACCTTCTCGAACAGCGGCGCGCCGGTGAGCGCCGCCTCCTCGGCGTGCATGACGCACACCCGGGACAGCCGGGCGACACCCTGCTCCATGGCCTCTTCGCGGGTGAGCCGCGAATCCCATTCGTCGCCGAGGAGCCGCTTCTGCTCGGCGGTGGGCAGCCGCCCGTGGCCGGGGGCGTAGCCAAGCACGGACAGCCCGCACTTGTCGGCTTTCGGCCCGTGGGTGACCGGCGGGTCGACGAACAGGTATTCGGCGCCCACGTTGGGCGGCACACCATAGCGGATGTCCTCGTCGGACCAGTACATGCCGCTGCCCGCACGCGGGTTGTTCTCGAAGTTCTTCTTGTAGTTGCGGGTGTGCTCGATCGACTCCAGATACTCCAGGGGCCACTTGTCCGGCCAGCAGGAGCGGCGGCTGCCGTCGGCCTCGGTGATGATCGGCGGGTGGTAGTGCGGGATGAACCGCTCATCCTCGATCCACTTGACCGTTTCCCATTCCTCGGTGTCCCGCTCGATGTCGCCCCGGGCGACCTTCACCAGCTGGTGGTTGATCGAGCCGGGCCGGGTGACGGTGCCGACGATGACGACCTTGGCCCGTTCGTTCAGCGGCAGGATCGCGTCGATCAGGGTTCCGCGCCGTTTCTCCACCTCGCCGGGGCTGTAGCGGGCTTCGTCCTTTTCGATGTCGTCGAGCACGAGCACGCCGGGGCGTCGTTTGCCGACTTTCATGCCGAGCGAGGCCACGTCGATGCCCCGGGCGATCCACACGAACCCGCTCTTGGACTGGAACTGCCCTTCGTTGTCGGCGACGGTCCGCCCGGACGGCTTGCGCACAGCCGTGCACAGGTCCGGGTAGTCCTCACGCAGCCGGGCATTCTGGGCGGCCTCGGTCCGGAACGTCTGCAGGTGCATCTCCGACTGGGTCGAGCCGTTGGCGAACGTGGCGACGAACTCGACATGCCCGTGCGCGGCCGCCCAGATCGGCACCAGCGTGTACCACACGGTGCTTTTGCCCGAGTTACGCGGGGAGGCGAAGGTGTGCCGCCAGCCGCGCAGCCCGGTGTCTTTGATCGTCCACTCGCGGGCGAGCCGGAACCATTCGAAGTGGCAGTCGGCCAGGGTGATGCCGCCGGTCTCCTCGCTGATCAGGTGGTGGCGCAGGTAGACGACGGCGAACAGCAGCGGGTCGGCGACGGTGGCCGCCCGCCGTCCGTCCGATGTGGACAGCAATTTCGGGTCGAGGCTGGCCAGCCAGCCATCGAGGTGGAAGTTCGCACTGTTGGCGTCCGGGTGGTACGGGTCGGTGATCAGCCCCAGCGCCGCACCGGCGGGGGCGTCGAGGATCGCGGTCATCGCGGGCGGGCCTTGATCTCGTCGTAGCGAGTGAGCAGCTCAGCCAGGGTGATCAGCACGCGACCCTCCCGGCTGTGCCTCTTCCCGGCCCGCTCGTCGAGCAGGTCGACCAGCTCCTGCGGGATCTCCTGCGGGCTCATCGCTTCGGGCCGTACTCGGTACGGCCGGACAGTGCGTGACACGTCTCGTCGGGGGCGAGCACGTGCACCTTCTGCCGCACCTTCAGCACCATGGAGTCGTCGCGCAGCAGGTCCCCACTGGCGGTGCTCAGCCCGTTCAGCCATTCGGGCTCGTGCAGGCACAGCCGGTAGCCGATCGGCATGGCGGCCAGCATCTCGTCGAGCTTGCGCACATGCTCGTCGGCCATCCGCCGGACCGATCCGTGAATCAGGTCCGACCACCCGGTGGTGTTGGCGTCGCGCATCATCTTCACGTACGCGTACGCCTGCGCCCGGGTGGCGAACACCGGCGGCGGGTTCGGCTGGTACGCGACAGCGCCCATGGCGTCGAATATCGACTTGGCCTTCTCGGCGAGGGTGCGCGCGTCGACCGGCAAGAGTTCCCGTTCCGGCGTGGCCGCCTGGAACGCTTCCCGCAACTCCTCCAGGTGGACCATGAGCCTGGCCTTCTCGCGGTCCCGTTCGGCCAGCTCCGGGCACAGCTTGTCGTCGGCCGGGTCGATGTGGCTGGCCACGTCGCCATGGTGGTCGGTCCAGGCAGGCCGTTCGCAGCTGGGGCACGGCCAGCGGCTCAACTGCTTGATCACGGTGAACTTGCGGGCGGTGATCTCCGGTTCAGGCATCCTGGCCACCTGCCTGACGCTTCTCGAACTCGGCCCGGATCGCGTCGGCCTGGTTGGCGGCCTTCGCCTTCGCCGTGTTGATCATGTCTTGGAGTTCGGCGTCCTTCGCGTCGCCCTCGTTGACGTTGATCTGCGCGACGATCGGCGCGTTCAGCCCGAGCAGCAACGCGCGATGCCGCTGTACGTTCACCAGGCTGTTGACGCCCTTCAGGGCCAGCTCCGTGCCCGGGTTCTCGCGGATCACCCGCCAGCATTCGTCAGCAGCCGTCTCCAGCTCCAGGGCGACCGTGCCCCGGGCCTTGATCACCGACTGGGGGTCACCGCCCCGGCGGCTCTTGCTCGCCTCGGCATACCAGCGGTGGATCGTCTGGCGGGGGATGTCGTACCGCTTGCCC